CGGAACGCATCGACGGGGTAGTGGCGCTCGTGATGGCGTTGGATCGGGCGACACGGAACGGGAACACGGCTTCCGTATACGAATCACGTGGCGTTTTGACCTTCGGGACAGGGGGCTGATTTGGGCCAATTCAGGAACACGATGAAGCTCATCGTCCGCGCCTTGGGACTAAGCGATCCGAAGGCGTGGGACTCGTCCCTATGGCAGATGGCGGGGGCGCAATCGCTGTCGGGCGAGAATGTCACCGAGTCCTCCGCCCTAACCTATTCCGCCGTCTACAACGCGATCTCGCTGATCGCTGGAACCATCGGCGCGTTGCCCTGCCACCTGATGCAGCGCAAGGGGGAGAAGAAGCGCATCGCCGATGACCGTCGTATGTACCGCGTATTGCACGACGAGTGGAATCCGTGGATGACTGCAATGGCGGGTCGGGAATGCCTGGTCGCGCACGTGCTGGCGTGGGGGAATGGGTACGCGGAGATCGTCCGCAACGGGTACGGCGAGCTGGTGGAGTTGTGGCCGATCACGCCAAACCGCGTGACTCCGATGATGAGGAACGGCGCACTGGTGTACCGCATCCGCGTGGGGAACGAGGACGTCTACTTCCCCCGCGAGAAGATCCTTCACGTTCCCGGCCTCGGGTTCGATGGATTCGTCGGGTACAGCGTAATAGCGATGGCTCGCAAGTCGATCGGCCTCGGGATGGCGCTGGAGACGTTCGGCGCGTTGTACTTCGGGCAGGGTACGCATCCGGGCGTGGTGGTGAGTCACCCGGGGAAGTTGAGCGACACCGCGTCGTCGAACTTGCAGTCCTCTCTCGCTACGCAGTACGGCGGACTGGGGAAATCCCATCGCCTCCTGTTGTTGGAGGAGGGGATGAAGATGGAGAAGATCGGTATCCCGCCGGACGATTCGCAGTTCTTGGAAAGCCGCCAGTTTCAGATACCGGAGATCGCGCGGTGGTTTAATTTACCGCCGCATAAACTGAAGGATCTCACGAAGTCGTCGTTCAGCAATATCGAATCCGAGCAGATCAGTTTCGTCACCGACTCCATCCTGCCGTGGCTGGTGCGGTTCGAGCAGAACTACAATATGCAACTGCTCACCGCAAGCGACAAGGAACTGTCGGGACGCGGACGCCTGTACTTCAAGCACATCGTCGAAGGGTTGATGCGGGGGGACGCGGCGGCCCGGGGGACGTTCTACAAGGAGATGTTCAACGTCGGCGCGATGTCGGTGAACGAGATCCGGGAGAAGGAAGACATGGACCCCGTGGACGGCGGCGACATCCACCTGGTGCCGATGAACATGACGAGCCTGGAGAACGCCGGGGAACCGCCGGCGCCGCCGCCCGCACCGAAGCTTCCCGCGTTGCCTCCGGACGACGGGAATAATCCTGACGCAGGGGGGACGGAAAAATGAAGTGGTACGAAATAACGAGCAAGGCCGATAAAGCCGAAATCTGGATCTACGAGATGATCGGGGAGGACTTCTGGACGGGCGGCGGGATCACGGCGAAGAATTTCCAGAAGGAACTCGCCTCCGTGAAGGCGTCGCAGATCGACCTCCACATCAACTCCCCCGGCGGGGTCGTGTTCGACGGCGTCACGATCTACAACCTCATCAAGCAGCACCCGGCGAACGTCACGACCTACATCGACGGCCTTGCGGCGTCTATCGCCTCTGTGATCGCGCTGGCGGGGGACAAGGTCATCATGGCCGCGAACGCCCTCTACATGGTCCACAACCCGACCGGACTGGCGATGGGCACCGCAAACGACATGCGGTCCCTCGCGGACGTGCTCGACAAGATCGCCGGGACGATGATCGTAACCTACGTCGGCAAGACCGGGAAGACGGAAAGCGACATCAAGGCGATGCTCGACGCCGAGACGTGGATGACGGCGGACGAGGCGCTGGAGTACGGATTCATCGACGAGATATCCGAAGAGATGGACATGGCCGCCTGCGCGAAGTTCATCCCCGCGATGGCGAAGGCCGGATTCAAGCACGTCCCACAGTCGATCAACGGGAAGAAGGAAGTCCCGTCCGCGAAACAAGTGGAACAAGCCCTGCGGGATGCAGGGTTAAGCCGTAAAGCGGCGAAGACCATCCTCGCAAAGGGCTACTCGGACGGCCTGCGTGATGCTGGCGCGGACGACGAACCCCTCCCGGTTGCCGACCCTCTGCGTGATGCCGAGAAGCCGGTCCCGGCGAGTGTGGACCCGACCGCCGAACTACTGTCTCTGCAACTGTAACCCACAAAAAAAGGAGCAATTATGAAAACGATCGGGCAGTACCGTGACGACATCAAGGCATTGATGGACAAGGCCGCCTCCGTCGATACGAAGGCGACCACCGAGAACCGCGACCTCACGGAGGCCGAGGTCAGCCACAAGAAGGACCTGTTCGCCCGGGTGGAGGAACTTCACGAGATGGTCGCGACCCTGGAGCACCAGGACCGCCTCCACGCCACGCTCTCCGCCCCGACCGCCCCTCCGGCCACCAAGCCGAGGCCCGGGAAGATCGAAGTCGGAGATCCGAACGAGTCCAAGGAGCGGTTCGTGTCCCTGGGCCAGCAACTCATCTGCGTCCGCAACGCAGCGGTCAGCGGGTCGATCGACCCCCGACTCTTCAAGGCGGCAGCTGCGGGGATGTCCGAGGTTGTCCCGTCGGACGGCGGGTTCCTCGTTCAGACGGACTTCAGCAACGAACTGCTCCAGCAGTTGAACGAGACGGACATCCTGGCCTCCCGGTGCCGCAGGATGACGATCAGCAGTGCCTCGAACAGCATGAAGATCAACGGCGTGGACGAGACCTCCCGCGCTTCTACCCGGTTCGGCGGGATCGTCGGGTACTGGAAGGACGAGGCGGCGTCGAAGACCGCATCGGCCCCGACGTTCCGGCAGATCGAACTGAGCCTCAAGAAACTCATCGGCCTCTGCTACGCGACCGACGAGTTGCTCCAGGATGCCGCCGCACTCGAAGCGTTCATCCGGCAGGCGTTCACCTCCGAGTTCGGCTTCAAGAGGGACGACGCCATCGTCAACGGTACCGGCGCGGGTCAGCCGCTCGGCATCCTGAACGCCGGCTGCACGGTCAGCGTGTCGAAGGAAACCGGCCAGAAGGCGGCGACGATCGTGGCGGAGAACATCATCAAGATGTACGCCCGCATCTTCGCCCGGTCCCTCGGCAACGCCGTGTGGCTCGTCAACCAGGACACCCTGCCGCAGTTGTACACCATGTCCCTCGCGGTGGGGACCGGCGGCGCTCCGATCTTCATGCCTGCCGGTGGGCTGTCGCAGTCGCCGTACAATACGATTCTTGGCCGCCCAGTACTGCCGATTGAGCAGTGTGCTACTTTGGGGACCGTTGGTGACATCATATTTGCCGATCTCGGCGGGTACATCCTGGCCGAGAAGGGCGGACTCCAGTCCGACATGTCCATCCATGTCAAGTTCGACACGGACGAATCCACGTTCCGATTCGTCATGCGGATCGACGGCCAGCCGGAACGGGCCACCCCGCTCACTCCGTACAAGGGGAGCAACACGACCAGCCACTTCGTGACTTTGGCGACCCGTGCGTAATCAAACCACAACCCACAAGGTGAAGGAGGAAACACCATGATCGCGGAAAACTACAAGATCGTTCCGTTGCTGGTCGACGATGGAGACTTCGGAGCCACAATCGATCTGGACAGCATCGACATGTCCAACTACCACAAGGCGACGTTCATCTTCACTTTTGGTGCCGTCACCGGAGACGTGACGTTCTCGTTCAACAGCGGGGCGACGGAAGGCGCGAAAACCACCGCCGTCGTCGCCAAGGCCGCGCTCGGCGGGGCGGCCATCGGCACGGCCGTTGCGGCAAGCACGGCGTCCTGCGACGTTCTTGGGGCGTGGCAGGCGATCACCACCACCCTGGCGATCACCTGCACGACCAAGATGGTCGTCGTCGAAGTGAGCGCGCAGTCCATGGCTCCCACGCACAAGTGGCTGACCGGCACCATCGCCGCAACCGCAGGGATCGGTCACTGCTCCGCGATCCTCGAACCGCGTTACGGATCGT